GAAGGTGAGCGACTGGGCTGCCGGAGAACGCAAGACCCTGAACGACTTCACCAACCGCTACACCCAGCGCCAGCAGAACGCCGTCCGTAATATGCAGACCGCGCAGTTCGTCTCTCAGAAGCACGGCAAGGGTAAAAAGCACTGAATTTATTGATCGACGGCCTGCCGGAACAGGTCGAGATCGCGGGCCAGATGGTCCCGATCAGCAGCGACTTCCGGACGGGGATCCTGTTCGAGGAAGTGCTGCAAGACTCAGGGCTCGACGATCTGGAGAAGCTCCAGACCGCCCTGCACCTGTATTTCCCCGGCGTCGTCTTCGATTATGACGTGCTCGATGAAGCACTCGGCAAGCTGGTCTGGTTTTATCGCTGCGGCACGGATCCCGCAGAGACGACGGGCGAAACGTCCGGCGCCGCCGACGAGGACCCGCCCTTCTCCTACGAGCACGACGCTGATTATATTTATTCCGCGTTTATGCAGGCCTACGGTCTGGATCTGGCGCGGCATCCCCTCCACTGGTGGCAGTTCCGAGCCCTCTTTAGATCGCTCCCTGAAGACACGCAGCTGGTCAAAATCATCGGCTACCGCACGATGAAGATCCCGGCCAAGATCTCCAAGGAGCAGCGGCAGCACTATGAGCATCTGAAGCGCGTCTATGCGCTCCCTCAGTCGGCTGACCGTCAGCAGCTCGAAAGTGACCTTAACAAACTACTTATGAACGGCGGCAACCCTGCCGCACTTTTGAATGGTAGCGAGGTACGGTCATGGCATCAGATGGAACCCTAAAATTTGATACAAGCCTGGACTCCGGCGGTCTACAGTCGGGGATGGGCAAGGTCGCGAGCATCGCCCAGCAGGCGCTGGGCGTGTTCAGCGGCCAGATGATGACCAGGGCAGTCGATAGCCTGGTCAACCTCGGGAAGACAGCCCTCGACAGCGTGGGCGCTCTCGAACAGAATGTGGGCGGCGTCGAGACGCTGTTCGGCGACACGGCTGACGCTGTCATCGCCGCAGCTGATCGCGCCTACCAGACGGCGGGAATGTCCGCCAACGACTACATGAGCACGGTCACGAGCTTCTCGGCGTCCCTGCTCCAGTCCCTCAGCGGAAATACTGAGGAAGCCGCCAAAGTGGCGGATATGGCCATCATCGACATGGCCGACAATGCGAACAAGATGGGCACGTCCATGGATATGATCCAGAACGCGTACCAGGGCTTCGCAAAACAGAACTACACCATGCTGGACAACCTGAAGCTGGGCTACGGCGGCACGAAGACCGAGATGGAGCGACTGCTGGCCGACGCGCAGGAGCTGACGGGCGTCAAGTATGACATCAACAACCTGAACGACGTCTACCAGGCGATCCACGTGATCCAGGAGGAAATGGGGATCACCGGCACGACTGCCAAGGAAGCCTCCGAGACTCTGGAGGGCTCCATGGCTGCGGCCAAGGCTGCCTGGGACAACTTTATGAACGGATCGAGCGACGCCGACCAGCTGGCCGACGCCTTCGCTACGGCTGCGGACAACATCGTCAACAACCTGGCCGAGATCGTCCCGCGCTTCGCTGAGACGCTGCCGGCTCTGGCTGGTGCCATCGTGTCGCAGATCCCTGACCTGGCCGCTGCCATTGTGCCGGCCGTTCTCTCTGCTGGCCAGAGTATTCTGGAGCAGGCCCGTGACGCCGTCCTCGACTTCGACTTCGAGGGCATGGCCGAGATGGTCGTGGAGTCCATCACGGACTTCATCAACGGCGACGGCCTCCGCTCCTTCCTGGGCTGCCTGGTGGACATTTTCACCGGCATCGTCAACGGTATCAGC